CTCATTCGCCTTTTTTGCCGATACTTCCAGCGGAATGAACTGGGCATTTCTAACCCTGATCTCCTTCTTTAATTCTTCTATCCCGCCCCTTTCTACTATTTCCAGGGCATATTTGAGGCCATCCATCCTGGCCTGATAGGTTTTATCTCTTTTTATATTCATTTGTTTTCCTTCCTTTGTTGTACATGGTCCCTCCTTTCGGGCCGGGATTTGGAGGACATTTGATAGGTTCCCGGCCCTTTCGGTCAGTAGTATACTGGGTATAATAGATTGGGTAGTGACATATTCTGCTGACCACAAGTTTCTATATGTATCAGCCCTTTTTAGGGCGAGATACCAATTGTTTCCCTCTACGGGTTGGATCCGGACACAGCGCCGTTCCAGCGTATGCCGGTCTTCTGAAGCTTTCACTCATCGGTGATGGGTGCTTTTCCATGTCGATCAGTTCCGCTTCTTTTCTTTTTCTGCCTTTTTCTCTATATTCTGCTCTAACCTTATGATCTTCCATATAGTCTCCTACAGGTAGCTGATCCCGTATCTGCTACGGAACGCTTCCCTGGCTTCTTTTTCTGTTTTTCCGCCTGCAACCGCATGTTTCTCCCAAGCAAGTTGTCCCATCATCTTAGACATTGCTTCCGCCATTGGATTTCCATGAATCCGCGTAAGCACATCTCCTATGTTATGGCAGTTATTGCAACACGGGATTTTCAGTCCGTCTTCCTCTGCCTTTTTCCTGTTCGGTCCTCCGATCAGGTGATGCTTTGCTTCAACTGGCCTGCCGCAAAACAGGCAATATTCGTTATATTCAGTAATTATTCCTTTTTTCATATTTCACTTGCGCATCCAGCTCTTTGGATGGTATAATCTCCTTGCATGATTTTTGATATTGAGTAAAGCCCCGGTTCTCCAATCCCATACCAGGGCTTTATTCTTTTTTATCTGGTTTCAAAAACAACCGGTACTGTCCGCCATGTTCCTGAATGGTCGGTACTATCTTTACCTTTTCTTGTGCTCTTCTGCAATCATCGCAGATACTTCCTTCTCCCGGATCCAGAAAGCAGCCACATTTGCGGCATTTATTCCACTTCCTCATCTGCATGCCTGCCAAATGTTACAAAGTATGGAAATAAGCGCGATTGCCTCCATGATCCAGCAGCGATATTTCCAATCCTCACATGCTTCCTTTGCTCCATGGAAGAGCCGTCTATAGTAATCTGTATCCATCTTTACATTCCTTCCTTTTCTTAACTTGTCCACCAGGCCGCTCTTAGGCGGTCTTTCTTATGTATCCCGCAGGCTGCATGATCTTATCCTGCCACTTCAACGCCAGCTGCTTTCGCTGTTCTGGTGGAAGTTCTTCTAAATTTAAAACTTTACCGTCAATCTCTACCAGATTGACTATTGTGTACTCTTTCTTCATCCAACGCCTCCTTTCTTAACATCTTTATGCATTAGAGCATGTACTTGTTGCTTGGCTCTATGCCGTTTTCGCCTCTTCTTTGTCCAGGCGCTCCTTTGCTGCCAGGACATCTACAGATGCCTTCATAATTACCAAACTGCTGTTATCCATCTGGCGAAGTTTCTCTACCATTTCCACGATCATATCGTTTTTCTTCTGTTCCATATACATTACTCCTTTCATTTTTGTTGCTTTGTGATTTTATAATATCGCATAGATTAATTCATGTCAATATATTTATTTATTTTTTGTTGCAAAGTGATATTTTGTATGCTATTATGACAATACAAGGAGGTGTATATATGAATCAAGGGGAACGTCTCAAAGCGTTACGTAAAGCGCTCAATATAAAGCAGGGGGATTTTGCTCGAAAAATTTCTACAACTCAAGGGCACATATCAGATATCGAAAACGGGAGAAAAAACCTCTCTGAAAGAAGTATTAAATTAATTTGCTTTGAAAATTGGGGCGGTAAAACAGTAAATGAATCATGGCTTGTTTCCGGTAATGGTCCTATGTTCTTAGAGCTTCCAGAGGAAGACGAAACTGCCGCATTGGTTGCTTCCATGTTAGATCCAAATAAAGACTTTTTTTATGATGTTATCATCGAAATCATGAAAGGTTACCAAGCACTAAGCCCTAAATCAAAACAGGCAATTAATGAGCTTGCTGATAATATTTTGAAAGATTTAGCCCAAAAAAAAGAGGGCTAA